TCAATGACAGCTTCACTTCTTCCATGATGGTTTCCTAAATGATTAACTTATGCAGCAGCAGACTGCAACGGGGATAGATTTTCGTTCGTCCACCACGTTTTCGCAAGCATAATCCGCAAGTGTTCCTTGTTGCGCGACACGCAATCGGCCCATTTTTGATCGCTCATTCTTTCAGGCTTTGTTCCATTGATGAGGTTAACGGAATCCAAGGCCGCAGCGTAGTGCTTGGCAATTTCTTCAGAAGTCGGAGTTTCAAGGTTTATATCGGACATTTTATGCTCCTTTATGCAATTCGCGCCTTTACGGCGTCAAGTTCAGTTTTGAGTTCCTTGATGGCGTTAACCAGCACAGGAACCATAGCGTCGCTGTTGTAATACAGCTTGTCAGGGTTTTTCGCGTCTATGATAACCGGAGAGTCACCTTCCAACGACAGAATGTCCTGGGCCTTGAATCCATAGCGAACATCGCCGTTCGGGGTTTCATCATCCCTAGACGTTTTGAACTGATAGCTGACAGGGTTCAGTTTTGTAACAAAATCCAATCCATATGGAACGGTTCCGAAATTGGTCTTGTCTCTGGCGTCAGACACCACCGTCCAAGCTACCTGAATGTAAGCGTTCGTTACCGCAGTCGAACCCATCGAAATGTAGTTATTCTGGGTAGTAATATTGAACGCGGGGGAAACCGCGCCTGCTGCGGTAATGCCGCCAATAGCAATGTTTCCAGAAGCGTTGCCAGTACCGTTGTACAGGGCCAGCGAACCAACAGCAGTATTGTAACTGCCAGTGGTCACGCCTTGCAGAGCAAAATTACCAAATGCGTTGTTGTTGTTTCCAGTCGTAATCGACTTGCCTGCACTGTCGCCGATCGCGCTGTTGGCACCGCCTGAAGTTACGCCGTAAAGTGCCGCATAACCAATTGCTGAGTTAGACGATGCAGTGCTTCCTGTTCCGCTAGGTCCATTGCTATAAAGCGCATTGATTCCGACAGCGACGTTGTAATACCCACCTACGTTTGTATACAAAGCACTGTCACCGACAGCAGTGTTTTCGCCGCCGACCGTATTGGAATACATGGCCTGGTTTCCAACAGCAGTGTTGGAGTACCCGCTGATGTTGCTGTACAGGGAATAAACGCCGGATGCGACGTTTAGATTTCCCGTTGTGTTGTACACCATCGAATACGAGCCGAACGCAGAGTTGTTGCTCGCGGTATTGTAATTTAGCGACCTGACGCCAAAAGCGCAGTTCAAGGTTCCAGAATAGTTGTAGTACAGAACACCCTGGCCGACACCAGTGTTGTAGTCACCAGAGTAATTGGTGTACATGGAATTGTGACCAACAGCAGTGTTGCTGGTGGTGCTGTATGCGTTGTACAGCGACGAATACCCAATTGCTACGGAATTTTGCGGAGCATTTGAGCTTCGCATCGCGCCTGAGCCAAACGCGCAATTGTATGAACCTGATTGATTAAATCTTAGCGCCTCAAATCCGTGAGAAGAATTGTCGCTTCCAGACACGTTTTGTGACGATGCGTTATACCCAAACGCTGAGTTGTTTGATGCCGACAAATTAACGCCAAGGGCGCTGGCTCCAAACGCAGAGTTGTTTGCCCCAGTGGTGTTAACCCTCAAGGCGTTCAGACCAAAAGCTGAGTTGGCATTTCCGCTTTGGTTTGCCGACAATGCGTAATACCCAAATGCGCTGTTGTAATTTCCTCCAAGGTTCGCTGACAAAGCACTGGAGCCAAATGCGGCGTTTTGAGTTCCTGTCGTATTCGTAAATAGAGCAGAAGCGCCAAAAGCCGAATTGTCGCTGTTAGTGTTGTTATACAAAGCCCCGTTACCAACGGCTGTCAGCCCAGAGCCTGTGATGTTTGAATAAAGAGCATTCTGCCCAATCGCGACGTTATTGGCCCCAGTTGTATTGATACGCAGGGTGTTTGAGCCAACAGCCGTGTTGGTTGAAATAGAGCCGCCGCCGCGACCAAGAGATACGCCATAAACGCTGATCGACGATCCATCAAACGTGAAGTTTGAAGAACCGCCGAAACTTCCGCTGCTGTTGAACTGAACCTGAGTATTGGAACCGCCTGGAGAACCGCCTCCACCGCCTCCGCTTGATGACAAAGTTCCACCGGCAAACGTCAACCCAGAGCCAATGGTTACATTGCTAAAGCCACCTGTGCCGTTACCATAAAGGATCGCAGTTCCGCTAGTGGCCGGAGCGTAATCAACGCTAGAAGTTGCGGCGCTAACGGCAGTTCCATTGCCTTTCAACAAACCCGTGACGCTGGTGTTAATCGTAATTGCAGGAGTGCTGCCGGGGCTTGCAACAGTGCCGCCAAACCCGTTTGCAGACGTTACCGAGACAGACGTCACGCTGCCAGAGCCAGCAGCAGCGATGGTTACAAGCTGGAAACGGGTTCCGTCGTAGACCACCATAACAACGGTGCCAACGGTTAAATCGCCCGAAGCCAGAGCTGTAGAACCGTTCTTGGTGATCGCCTTTGCGCCCAGAGAACTGACATTCAGCGTGGCAGGGCCGGTGTTAGTGTTTGGGACAATAAAGGTAAACGTATTACCGGCAGCGTAAGCGGCCAGAACGGGGGTGGCAGTGCCTACATAAGTATCCGTACCCGTAACCGTCAGGGTTGTGGTTGCGCCAGACTGCACCTGGTCGAGCCGAACCGCATCCGAGGCCACCGTACCCGCGCCAAGGTTCGTGACCTTGAAGTTGTTTAGCGGGATATTGGCCGTAACAGTGGTCTGTCCGTCCTTGGTGATGGCTGTGGAAAGGCCATTGGCAAGGTCTGTGGTCAGCGCATTGAATGTGCTGGACGAAATGACCGTGCCTGATACTACTGGTTGCCCAGCAGAGTTGATGTTAAACGTACCACTGCCGTTAAAACTCATTTGATTTTCCCTCTCCTAGGTAGGCTACTGTTGCCCAGCATTGACAGCGCCCATCGTTGCTAGTGCTGCCGCCAATTGGTCACGGTTCATGCCAGTGGTTTGCGATAGCTTGCCACCACGCATCAGAGCTGTTGCCATGCGATTAGGCACACCGGCAATCTTTCCAGCGCCATATGCCGCCTCGCCCATCAACCGTGGCGATGTCATTGCCATCATCGGCAATGCTTTTGCGCTTAAAATTCCAGCCAAGCCAACGCCCGTAGCAGAATTGATGCCCGACATTGATCGCGGCATCATTGAATTAAGTGCCTGCCCCGCCAAGGCTGGGTACAACGTAGTTGCGCCTTTACCGGCTAGGATTTGCCCTAGCTCATCGCGCCGCCCGTAATTTGTTTGCACGTTGTTGCGCAGCAATGATTGCAGTTTGCGCAGCGCCGTATCAGCTTGCGCTTTGTTCCCGAGCGACAACGCGCCTTCCATTTGCGAAATAAGTTCGCTTGCATCCGTGTAGTCACGCATCACCTTGGAATAGGTGGGCGCTTGGGCGGCAATCTGCTCTTTGACTGCGTTGTAAACTTCCTTGGCAGCGTTGTATGAAGGCGTGCCAATTTGCTGAGAGTCACGAATGTCGCCAATGCGCTGTTTGAGCGCATCGAGTCCTTCCGGCGTGTGAAAGTCTGCGGGGCTAGAGGTGTTCCAGTCTTTTACAGCAGCGTCAATTTCTTCCCACGTTTTTGAGGCGCTTTCGTTTTTGACTTTGCCTTTAAAAATGCCACGGCTCCTTACCTCGTCCACTTTGGCAAGGATCGGCTTCATATCAAGCACAGTTGCATCTGATTTGATATCAACCATGCCCGAGTTGTACGCATTTGCCCTGTCAGCTCTGATTTCGTTTAAAGCGTTTTTTGCTTCATTTACAACGTCGAGAGAGTTTGCGCGGTCAGAAATGTTTTCCCTAAAAGCCTCTGCCGCTTTGCCGCCAGTAAAACCTGCATTTGCGGCTTCTTTGATTGCTTTGCCACCCGCGCCGGTTGTAAAGCCCAAGACGTTAGCGGCCCCACGCGCAACGGGGCGCGTTAGCGTACCTGGGCCAAACGGAACCGCCATTGATGCCAATGCGCCCGCTAATTGGCTTCCTGTCGCTTCTGTAACAGCCTGCCCTGTACCACCGGCTCCACCGGAAATAGCGGCAGTTCTTACCAATGAACCTAGACTTCCAAATGGGCCAACCAAAGAGCCGCCAACCCCTTGCATTCCAGAACTCAAAATACGCTCACCGCTAGATTGCGGCGTTATATCTGGATGCGTGGCCCCAATTGCCTCAAATGCACGTTGAGCATAATTCGGCGCTTGCTGAACGTATCCTGCAAGTTTTGACGCTAGTTCTGGTCTGTTTAGGGCCAATGCAGCCAACCCCGCACCAGATACACCAAGATTGGCAATATTGGCCGGAGCGTTTAAGGCAACATCAAGCGTTTTAGCCAAGCCAAGATTAAATGACTCTGGAATCAATGAAGCCGTATGGCCAAATGATGGGCTAGGTTTTTCGGTAATGCTTTCTTCGCCATTTGGCTGATATTTTACCCACGGGCTTTCATTCGCAGATGCCTGCTGATAATTTTCCCAAGGCGCTGCCATTATTGCTTCTCCCAGCTATTCTGACTAGCGGGATTTCCACCCTTAAAACGGTATCCATTTTCAACCGTTCCTATTGCGGGGCCAGAAGATGCCTGATTTTTTGACATTGCAAAAGATGGAAGCGTCACATCCAAACCATTGGCCTTGGCTTTATCGTACAGATTTTTTGTAATCTCCTTCAAAGAAGAAGCAAACGCATCTTCACTCATGCTTGGATCAAGAGCGCCAACGGCATCAGTAAGTTTGGCGCCTTCCGCATCCGATAGCGCACCCATGCCTTTAAGGAGGCTAACCATTGGCAAAAATGTCTGCGCTTTGAACGAATCCAAAGTCGCTTGGAAATCCTTGGCTTGAGAGCCAGGAATTGCAGAACGCCAATGGGAGAAGCCAGTCGCGGCTTCGCGTCCGGGGTGCATAAACAACTTTTCAGCAGTGTCAAGAGTCTGCTGCGTATTAAGACTGGCATTGCGCTGATCTTTTTCTTTCTGCGCTTCTCGCAAATCTTGTGCAACCGTTGTGCCTGTATATGGTTTTTGACCAACCGCTTGCGAACGCGGAACATACATAGGCTTATCGCCTGGCCCCACAATTGGCACCAAAGCTTCTGGGCCTCGCCCAGCGGCGGCTATTTGTGCTGCTTGGTTGGTGTATCCCGGAATTGGACTCCAGGTTTTTGTCGTCGGATCGTATTGCATACCGCCAACAGTGGTTGGGGCTTTTGTCGTTTCAGGCCCAGCAACATCTGTAGAAATCATGCGACCAGACTCGCTAACAAGATGATATTTCCCATCAGCGCCAAGTACTGGGGTTGTGCCAAATTTTTCGGCTTCCTTCGGCTTAACCATCTGCGCCAACAGCGAAGCCATCAACGGGTTGCCTTTCATGGCCTCTGTGCCTGCCGGTGTCATAGCCTGTTGCAACGCACCAGATGGATCGTACTGGTACTTGGCAGTCGGGGTGATCTCACCAAGCTGATCGCTAGGCTGCGACGGTTCTGTAACGGCAGGCTCCGTTTCGCGCGGAGTCACCTGCATACCCATCTTGTCGTACTGGGTTGGCTTTTCGCCATACATACGGCCCATGATTGCCTGACCGGCAGACGTTACATCAGCTTCCTTCTGGCGCTGGTCGTATGCCATTTGTTCACGAAGGTCGGCAGCGGCCTTGTTAGTTTGGTTTTCCTGATACGCACCCATACCAGTCTGAAGGGCTTTGGCGAGAACTTGCCACGGGCTAGTGCGGATAACATTCCCGCCAACCACCTGCGATTCTAGCGGCTCCATTCCCTGCTGCTGAAGAAGCTGCGCCATACGCTGACGGCGTTGGAGTTCCGCAATTTGATTGGTGTACGGGTTTAGGTCAACCGTCGGGTTAAAAACCGAATAATTGTCTGCCATTAAATTCTCCTTAACCAAGCCCTTTGCCAAGGGCAGAACCGGCTGCATACCCGGCCATCGGTTGACCGAAATACGATCCAATCAGCGCACCACCAGCACCCATCATGCCGCTAATGGCATTGTTCTGTTGTGCGGCATTTGCATTTGCTTGGTTCTGCATCTGGTTGCCAACATTCTGGTAATTGGGAGCCTGGAAATTGCTGCTAAAATTAGGATTTTGGAATTGGCTGGCCTGAAACAAATTGCTTGCCGTTGAAAGCGGCTGGTTGTACAACCCAAGCTGTTGATTGAGCAACTGATTTGCGGCCTGATTGCCGAACTGACCCTGTGCCTGCGCTTCGCCAAAGCCCTGCTGACGGGCAGACATATCAATCCCAATCCCTTGTGAAGCAGCCTGTGTCAAAAGGTCGTTTTCGCGCTGGCCCTGCTCTTGCATGGCAGCGTTATATGCTTCTCCACCGCGCACCAACCCCTGATTAGCCAATTGAGTCTGAAGTTGCGACCGTTCACGATCAAGCTGCGGCGCAAGACGGCTCATAATCGCATTTTGGGCAGTCATCCCAGCATTGACCGGCATGGCGGCCAGACCGCTAGTGTTTAGCGAAGTCTGAATGTCTGGGCCGGTGTACTTGAACGGATTAGCCATTGCGGCAGCGGCTTGCTCTGCGGCGGTTTTGCCAGCCTGACCAAAAGCATATTGACCCTGCTGCTGGAAATTCTTTGTAGCCTCACCCAGCGGGGTAAGCGCCTGAGTGATGGTCGCCTGATCTTTGTTTTGAATAAAATCTTGTTTATCAGGAGCTTGGGGAGGAGGGGCAACTGTAGACCCTTTGCCGGTAAAATCTCTGGAAGGATTGGCGTTATACGCTGCCAGATCGGCTTCGTACTTTTTCTGGGCGGCATCATAGCCAGCCTGATCGAATTGGCCCCACTGGGTGTAGGAAGTGCCGTAAGGCGTGATGACATTGGGATTGCTTACATACCCCTGCAACCTAGCAAGGTTTAGGTATGTATTTGGATCAATTTGGTCGTTACTTTTTCCCATGTCAGTCTCCAAAAAAACGGCATTGTTCTGCCGTCATTGTAAATAATATTACGTCACCACCTGGCGCGGCATTTGTGATCCGCGCTTCTTCGGTAAACCCTAGCGTTTTTGCAACCTTTATGGATTTGACGTTAGAACTTGCTATTGGCCCGATAATTTTATCGGCCCCAAGTCCTTCAAACGCATATCCACAAACTGTTCGCAAAAAACTTCTATTCACTTGACCAGTAATTGCTATGTGGCATACCACTGATCGTCCGTTCCAGTTTTCATAAATGACACCGGCAACGATTTTTCCGTCTCTGACCAAACCAATAGCGCCGGAACGCTGCTCAAAATAACCCGCATCGGTTTGGGCTGCGACCCAATGCCCAACTTCCGGGCTTGAAACTAGATGCCAGGCCATCCGGTCTGGAACACTACGTCCGTCGCAGTCCATTGAACTTGGGTTCCTTTACTGGTGCTTTTGAATTGTAAAGCCCCACAATAACCGATACCCGTAATTCCTTGCCAAACGTAACTGACGGTCAAATCCTGCCCCCAGTAGGCAGAATCCCATACACCAGAGTCCCACGTTCCCGCCGTTACGGACGGCAGGGCGACGGGGGAAGAAATGGCCGTCAAATCGAAATCGACATTCATCCCAAGCAGCACGGCCAAGGCGCCATTGCTGAAAATGGTCGGGCGGGCGCGGGTGAAATACTTTTTGACGCCACGGCTATCAAAGTAGTTGAAAGCCTGAATTGCGTTTGTGGTGATGTTTGTGCCGTTATCGGCGTAATCCGTAGTCCACGCCTTGCCTACAAACCCATCGCCGCCAAAATACGCATCATCGTTGTAAATTTCCCAACAATTAGCGCCCCAGCCGGTAAAATTGCACCATGACTGGGTAATGGTGTTCATCACATATTGTTCTTGCTGGTTTGTCGCAACAGGAACATTGATCCAGACGGCGTTATTTTTGGCCGAATACAGAATTTGCCAGCCCACGGCGGCATGGTTGCCACCATATAGAGTGGTCGCCTGGGCAATTGCACCCTGTATTTTGTTACTCAAGGCTACGCGGGGATCAAGACGACTGCTTTGCAGGCTTTGGGCCAGCGGCAGGAGGCCGTCGTAGGTCAGGATCAACAGATCGCCGCCATACTTCAGCATACAGCGGGTGCCAATCGGTGAACCCAGCTTCCAGATGCCCGACAGCGCCCAAGTCGACGCGCTCGAGGGATCGGTTCCGCGATAAACGATAATTTCGCCGGTGCTGGTGACAAATACTAGGTTGTCATCCACGCCATAACCCGCGTCAATTGTCCAAGTGTCCAGATCGACCAGATGGCCGCCGTACTTGGCAATGCTACTCAAATCAAGGACTTGCGCCGCTCCACCCACCGAGCCGGTCGGCAGATACCACGCCTTGAGGGTGTTTTTCTCAATAAACCACACCCGATTCTTAAACAGGGTGATATTGCACAGGTTGGACGTTGTGACGCCCGTAATGGCAATTGTCGAACTTCCGTCAACTCGCAACCAAGTTGTACCGTCAAACAGGATCGGTTTATCGGAACCGCTAACGGCATATAGGTAATTGCCGCCTGCCGTGGTGACGTTGATATATTCCCAGATGGCCGTACTTAATCCGGTGACTTTCGCGGCCCCAACGGCCCCACCTGCGGTAACGTCAAACAGGGAGTTGGTGGTCGCAGCCACGGCATACAGCTTTTGGCTATTGCCAGCCGAATATGCCATGACAGTCTGAACCTGCCCGCCAAGGCCGGTGGCATATTTCTGGTAGCCTCCACGCATAATGACGTTGGAAACCGTGGGGAACAGGTTTTCCAGAACCACCGCGTCGGTTGGCTCCATGTTGGCAAGGCTGTCTCGCGCATTCCAGCCACCTACAGGGGCCGGAAGGGACTGCACATTAGCAACCCCATGCTGAACTACGTTTAGCGCCATATGGGCCTCCTGTGCCTTTTAAGACGCGTTTCCGTAGCCGCTGTCAGGGATATTGTCATATCCGATCAGGACGGTTCCGGGGCGCGGGGCAAAGGATAGGTTCGCCGCGCTGGTGTTCTGGGCAATCGCCGTGTCCAGTTCCTCGCGGTAATCCCGATAAATGGCCGTCGTGTCAAAGCCTTTGGCCTGAAAATACTTGAGTTTGGTAGACAGCACCATAACCCGATCTGGGTAGATGCAAGTATCGGTGTCGGCGGTAAATGAGTTTTTGACCGTTCCCGTGGACGATCTAGCCCAGCCCTTGCTGCGGTACTCGTAGGAAAGCAATTCGTTTGTGGACGTTCCAGGCCAAATCTGGAAGGTGTTGCCCAGCAAACGCCACCTAATACGGGGGCCGGTTGAGATGTAGCCGGAGAGCAGCCATTCCCACTGCTGGGCGTCCTCTGGACCGAGAAGCTCCCATCGCTTGCTCTTGTCCCACATGGTGCGCGGCACAATCGCATCGTAATCGCTAGGAAAGTCGTATTTGACCTTCTGGAAATTGACCGTGGCATTGGTTCCACCGGCCTGCGTAAAGTCCTGATTTACCGTAACCTGCGTCGGAGAATCGACACTTACGATATATGTCGCGTTCCCGATACCGATGCCCTGCACCTGATAGCTGGTATCTAGCCCTGCTGTGGACGGGATACCAGTAATAGTGCGTGCCGAGGTAGTCCAGTTACCAGTGGTTGTAAGGTATTCGGTATAGAACTGGTACTGGGTAGTCAGTTCGCGCCAATCAGCCCGACGAAGCAGCTCATAACCCGTGGCGTTCATCAGCGCAAGAAGCTGAATTACGTCCTGATTCGTATTACCGGCGACATAAGTCGGCGTGGCAATACCCAGCTCGTTTGTAGCCTGCTGGATAAGCTGCAACATCGTGGTTGATGACATTTCTAACCCTCTGTTTCTTTCTTCGGCCTACCAGGCTTGCGGGCGGCCAGCAATTCAGCCATCTGCGACTTCAGTTCGTCCAATTCCTTGCGCGTCTGCTCGAGTTCCGCAGAGCCGTCAGCACGGGTTTTCTGCGTCAGAAACAGTCGGGCCTTTTCGCGGATGCCGGTGGCACCCATGCCAATACGCTGCAACTGGGAATCGGACGCTGTGGCGACCTGCTCGACCGTCTGGAACTTGAGAATCTGTAGCTCTTCCATTCTGCCACGATTCAGGAATTCGGGATCTGACTCGGCCCATACCCGCAGCGGCGTACCCGGAAGGTCGCCAGCTTCGGTTTCATTCTGCTTCATCTGGAAATAAAGCCACTGGCGCGGGAAACGCTCTTTATGGTCATCCCGAACCGGCTGCTCTACGATGTTTGTCTTGTCGCCCGGAACGATAATGCGTACAAAGGGCTTGCCCTTATAATCCTTTTCTTCGCTGATAAAGAACTCAACGTGCAAGTGGCTGTCTGCGTTTGCAATGTCGCTGTCAAGCATGATTTTCTATCCTGTGGGGATGTTAAGACTTGGAACCCTGTTGAGTGATCCAAGCCGTGTTTGAAATTGCTATGAACGTAGTCGTCTTAGCCGTCGGAATCGACCCTAACGCAGCCCCATTGATGGTGACACCACTGGACTCCGCAGGGTAAACCGACACCGTGTTTGCGCCATCATTGGCAACCCAGATCGTCGAACCCATCTCACACGTCGGCAACAGGACACCAGTCCCCGCAGCCGCTGTAGCGATTAGGTTATAAATCGCAGTCAAACGCAACGCATCCGATCTAGTCGAACCCGCTGCGGTCAACGAACCGGCCCCGTCACCACAAATGGCAACCGAGGCCAGCCCGTTAACTCCCGCACCAAATACCTGAGAGGGACGCGACATTACGCGCCCAGCAAAGATACCCAAGTGGTCGGGCTGATTCCAACGAACAGGCGACGCTTCGTAGTGGCAATCGCCACCGATGAGGCACCGTCAATCGTCGCGCCAGTCTGCGGATAAACCGTCAGGCTGTTCGCGCCGTCATTGGCAACAACCAGAAAGGCAGCAGTTTCAGCCGTAGGCAGCTTGACACCAGTCGATGCGGCAGTCGTGCTAACACGGCTGTACACGGTCGACAGTGACAGAGCGTCCGACGCCGATGATCCCGTTGCCGTCAGCGTATTGCCAACGTCACCGCAAATCGCCGTGGTCGAACCGCCAGACTGACCAGACCCCTGAACTCTTGAAGGAATAGCCATTTCTTACTCCTGTGAAAAGGGGAGAGGATTGCTCCCCTCCCCAATTTGGTTAGATCGCGCTCTTGCCGAACCAGGCATAGTCGCCAGAGGCGAGGTCTACCGGGGGGCTAGTGTACGAACCACCAGTCGCGGCAACGGCAAAAGTCGTTGCGTTGATGTCACAGGTCGTGGTTGACGCAGTGATAGCGGCGCTGGCCTTGCCAAACACATATCGCTTGCCATCCGAACCGAACACCTGCATACCCAGCGGCCCGAAAGTCGGGGAGTAGGTAGCAGTGCTGGAGTACCAAGACGTCGGGTTGGTCGCAACAGCGTTGTTGAGATCAATACCGATCTGGTTAGCAACTGAATAAGCCATGTTTATATCCTCCTATTAGGCGATCAGGACGCCGCAGAACTGCGGGCCGCTGCTCGTCAGGTTACCGGCCCAACCAATCAGCTTAACGATAGCGTCCTGGTTGACTGCCTGGCGCTCACCACCAATCGGCACGAAGTTACGATCCTTGTGAGGACGGAACATCAGGTATTTGGTGTTGAGGAACCACATATGGTTCGCATTGCCCGAACCGGTGTTGTAGGTCGACGAACCGATACCGCCGTCCAGAACAACGTCAGAGGCCATACCAGCGCCAAAGTACTTCAGCGAGGCAAAGCCAGCGCCAGCCATGCCCGAGCCTTCGCTCGTCACGCGCTGGATGCTTTGCAGCGACTGCAAGTACAGGCGATAGTAGTTGCTGTCAGCAACGATCAGGTCAGGCTTGTCGGTGCCACGGATCAGCTGAACGGCAATCGAGTCCATGTACTGCTGGATGTTGGAAGCCGACACGGCAGCGCCACCATTGGTGACACCCGAGTAGGCAACCGAACGCCAGAAGCTCCACGTTGCGCGGTTGATACCACCGTAGGTGCCGGTCGACGGAGCGTCCGGAACCGCAGCAGCCAGACCCGTCAGGTTCTTGCCGCTGTTGCCGGTGCCGTCGCCGTACAGGTCACCGCTAATGCGGTTGGCCAGCTGGGCCTCGGCAACCTGCATACGACCGTCAAGCAGGTCGATGATGGCTTCCTTGCCCGAGTTCTGGATCATTTCGAGGCCCGAAATGGACACCGCCGCAGCGTACTGCGTGATCGAGAACTGCGCCGCAGAGATCGGGCTGTTCTGGGACACGTTCAGCACTTCATAGCCGCTATAGCTATTGGTGTTGTTCGTGGTTGAGTCGTTGTACATGATTTCCTGCAAAATCACGTTACCGCCGCTAAACGTTTTCACGTTTCCGCGCTCTTTCAGGCGACGGAGCAGGGCGTTGTTGTTGGTCACGTTGTCAGCGAGTTCACCACTGCGGCTCTGAATATTAGTCGCAATAATGTCGCTGATTGAGGAATTGGCAAATGCCATGTTTATCTCCTTAAATCAGGTTTATTAAAGTCGCTCATTCATGGCATCAAATTGCTCTGCCAAGAGTGTGCGACGGTCTTGCGCTTTGGGAGCCGTGTTCGTTCCGGGTGTGGAACTTCTGACGCTGACCGCTGCTGCGCGTGCGGCTTTTGCTGCACGATTCAACTGGACGCTTTTCTGCGCGACAGCTTGTGCCTGTTGGGCCTGCTGTACACGCTCAAAAAGCTCTGGACTCAAACGGATAGCCTTTTCGTAGGCTTCCTCCAAGGTCTGCGCGAGTCCGTTCTGTAGGAGCGGAATCATCGTTTCTCTTGCTTCTTCAAAATACTCCGCCTTTTGGGCAAAGTTATTGATCTCGCCTAGCAGGGTTTGGTTTTGCACCGCCTCCTGCTGTTGCTTCCAGCCGTTTAGTTCTCCACGAATGTTATTGATTTCATTCAGGATTGGTGCGTACTGGTAAGTCGGATTCTGTGCCTGCGCGGCGTTGGGGTCAACCATGCCGGTCAGGTCAATGCCATATTGCTGGGCCAATTGATGCAAATAAGCAAGTTTCTGCTGCGGCGGGGCGGTACGAAGAAGGTTATCGGCCTGCATAAGCGCCGAAACGGCCTTATCGGGGGTAATGCCAAGGCCACGGATGGTGTTCATGTACGGCTCAATGGCCTGATTCATGGCATCCGCAAACTGGGCCTTGCTCAACAGCGGCTCGACGCCCTTTCGCATCTGTTCTTCGCGCTGCCAGGCATATTCTTTCAACCGGTCATCCGCTGAATTCCAGACCTCGTGATAATCCTTCTTCCACGATGCCGGGGGTCGCTTCCAGACCGGCAGATCTGCCTCTGGGGCAGTTTCCGTAGCCCTTTCGGTCTTGGCGGGCTTGCTATCGGCTTTGGCGAACTTGCCAGATTCGTCGCGGGCGCGGGATTCGGCCTGGGGCTCTTCGGGAGTTTGTTCTACTTCCTCAAACTGCTGTTCAAGGAGTGCTTTTCGGTCTACTGGGGCTTCGGTCTGTTCTGTGGGAACGATAGAGTCGGACATTTTCTACTTCCTGTGGGGATTGGAAAATCGGATTTCGTCGCGGATGTGCTCAAGGATGCGATTGGCTTCCTTATGCGTCATGTTGGATAGCTGTTCGCGGAGGATTTCGCGGCGGTTGCTTTTGGTCGACGTTAGGCGGGTTTCCATGCTCTCATTGCCAACCTCAATACACCTGTTGGCTTTAAGGTGCCGCTTGTGCTGCGACCGCGTGGTAATCATTTGCCCGTTAATCATGGATTGATAGGGCTTTATATCGTCCTGAACGTAATGCTCGCGGGATTTTCGGACTGGGATTTTCTCAACCAGCCTATCGCCTTGCCAGATATAACTCTTTTTCATAAAAGCAGGAAAACTTCCTCGTCGTCCATTTCTTGACGCTCTCTGTACAGAGCTTCAATTGTTGACAAACTGTCAAGCAGTTTATCGTAATTTATAACGGGTGCAATCTGGCCAGATTTTACGGCCTCGACCGGAGTTTCGATAAACTCCTCGACCAGTTGTTGGGCAATGGCAGGGCGGCCCTCGACCACCTGCTCATAAAGGTCTATCAGTTCAGCTTTGCGCTTGGCCCGTTCTTCGGCTTCGGCCTTAAACCTGCGCTTTTTGATCCGGTCGCCGTCGTGGGTATCAACGACAACAATAGGCGGAGGCGGGACTACCGCCGCGCCAAGGTCGGCAAATGCAAAC